ATTTCCTAGTCCAGTACTATCTTTTATACCTAATAACATAGGGCTTATGATTCTGTGAGATACCATTACTTTGGATTGACTCTCTTCACTAAGAAACTGATACTGTTGATGTGCATCGCTAAGTTGTACTGGCTCTATAGATGCTTCATTCTCTTTACCATCATTAAAGGCTAATATGAATTTGCCACTATTGCTAGTTCCAGAGAATTTGTCTCTTATCTTTCTCTCTATCATTTCTTGAGTCTCCTCATCTGGGACTCCATTATTAAACGAAATCATCATAGAAGGGCTGAGACCATTCTGGATGTTGTTTAAGTGATAGTTAGCTATCTCACTCTCTAGCTCTGCGTATTGTAAACCACCTTGATAGTCTACTGGAGAATAGTAATAGAATCCAGCTCTATAAGGCTTTACACAGTATATTTCTATTTCATCATTAGATGTACCAAATGCACTAAATCTCTCTGGCTCTTCATTAGGTTTTATATCATCCCAATCAGCCATATAAAAATAAGAGTCTATTTCTCCATCTTCATTAGCCTTACCAGATCTAAGTGTTTCTATAGGGAAGTGAGCTATCTCTACTATTTTAGTGTGGTTAGAGTTATATATAACTTGCATCGCACACTGTCCCATAAGTTTTAAATCATAAGCTAATTTTCTAACACAGCTATCTTTAAATAAAGACTTCATTTGTGCATACTCATTAGGCTTCTGACTATTATCTGTAGCATCTAAGCCTCTACCGAAAATCATTTGACTAATTCCGTTTACAGCAGCATTGTTAGTCGGAGAAGCATTATACATATCAATCAAATACTGATAGTAGTTATTATCATCCCCATACGCTACCCACTCTTTGTTCTTAAACTCCTTAACCTCTGGAGTAGTGTAGGTATTCAAATTTACTATTCTTATACTCATATTATTATATAATCGTTATCGTAACTATCCTCTGTAGTGTACTCATTTTCATTTATATCGTAGTAATCATTGTTAGACTGGTTTATAGTCTGATCTGTGCAGAATACTTTGTCTTTGTATATTACTGATCCATTTAATAACACATCCATAGTGTAGTAAACATCCTTCTTTAGTGTACCAAAAACAGCCTCAAAACTCATATAATCGTGATCTGTAGATGCAGTAGCTGAAACAGTTACTACTCCTCTAGTGCTTTCATTAGTCAGTTTTACTTGTATCTGACCATCTATATATTGTCTAGGTATTACCTTAAAGGTTTTTGTACCACTAGTCCCTATAATCTTCATACTAATATAACGTAGTATTACTGACTTTTGTGTAAAAAAAAAGCTACACCTAAGGATAGCCTTTTATAAACCATTAAATTATTATGGATTTATTTTAGAAGCACTAATTTCAGCTTCGAAAGCTGTAGCATCTACAAAGTAAGCTGGTAGCGTTTCTTGAGCAGCCATAGTTAAAGTAAAGCCACTTAAATCAGCCATTCCAGCTCCAGTTACAATAGTCCCTCCAGAACAATCCGCTCCGTGAGATGCACCTACCATAAGATAGTTTCCATTATAATCCTTAATTACAACGTGAGGTCTAGCCTTTACCAAAAGGATTAATTCCTCTTGCGTTGCTTTATCTAATTTAGTCAAAGTCAGATTAAGAGTCTGCTCATAAAAAGCAGTCCCATTCTCACGAGAAGCTGTGATAGTTTGCTCTAAGCTAGAGTTTCCTTTTACATCAAACTCAAAGAAATCTGGAGTACCACTAAAAGCAGTAACTTCTCCAGCAGTAACTGTCAAAGTCCCCATAGTCCCAAAGTCTGCAAAGTAAACCGCTTGAATACCACCAACGCTATCCTTGCAAGGTACTGATCGACCAGTTGTTAAATTACAAGCCATATTATTATTTTTTTTAAAGAAAAAGGGTAGGTAAGACTATTCCAACCCACCCCTTTAATATGTTAATATTCTATTTCTTAAGCTAGAGTAAGAAGTACTAAATCACTTCCAATTCCATACTGTACACCAGCAGTGTATCGCATAATTACACGAACATTTTGGTCTCCTAAAATTTCGCTAGTGTCTACGAGCTTCACTTCTGTATGGTCAGACATCAAGGAAGTTCCAAAGAACAAGTTAGAAGCTTCTCCAGCTACAATGTGGTCTGTTGGCATACCTGGAGCGTGTTGGATTTTAATTCCTTCAAACGCTAAAGCATTACCTTGATTGTACCACTGTGATCCTTTGTTGTCTGTACCAGCAGCTCCTACTCCATCAGCAGCAAATCCTCCTAAAGCACGAACGTAAGCTTGTAAAGCAATAGTTGGTAGGTAGATAGTTAAATCTTCTTTACCATAAACAGCAGAAGGAATAGAGTCTACTACGTTTGATAATAGGCTTACGATATTACCAGAGTTAAAAGCAGTCTCAGAATCATTAGCAGCATCATTTACTGTTCCATCAGCAGCCATAAGAGTAGTGAAACCATCAAACTGTCCGTTAGATCCATCATAAGCACCAGCCCATAAGTCTTGCTCAGTTTTCTCAGCTACTTTAGAAGCAACGTGACCGATTAAGAAATCAGAAAACGCTGGAGGAAGATTGTCATAGGCTGAATAACCCATAGAAATTGCCTCCCAGTCCTTCCGAAAATCGGACTTGCACAAAACAAGGTTTACTTGTAATTCAGTGGGTTCGAGAATTCTTTCTGTTAGTGTTAAAGCATCAGCAGTCTCTGTGAAATCACAAGAAGCGTTAGCAACAATACCAGTAGAAGCGATTTTCTTGATTACTTCTTTGTATTTTACATTAGGTTTAATAGTGACAGCTCCATCGTTAATAGTCTTACCACTTAAAAGTGCTGCTGCGATGTACTTTCCAGCAAATTCTCCAGCATACGTTGAGGTAATAGTGTTTACACTACCATTACCAGCATAAAGATTAGTCTTTTTCATTTTTTTATTATTTATTTAATTGTCTTAATACTCTATCTAGAGTAGTTTCGTTTCTGTTTTGAGAAAACTTTACTTCTTGTTTTTTAGAAGCTTTTCTTTCTGGGCTATGCTTGAATTTTTTAGACATCTCCTCTTTTTTCTCTTCTTTTTTTCCGTAAGAGTCATCAAACTTTTTCTTAAGCTCTTTTAACTCTTCCTTTACTTCCTCAATAGCTGGTGCAACTACATCAACTACTGCTTGTACGATAGCTTCCACTTCTGGAGCTACTTCTTCTGGTACTTCAGTTTCGATAACTTCTTCTTCAGCTTCTACTACTACTTCCTCTTCTGCTGGTGCTTCGGCTTCTCCAATAGAAGCAATAACTCCCTCTTCCTCTACAACTAAAGAACGTCCATCCTCTAATTTGTATTCTCCGATTGGAAGTGCTACACGCTCATCCTCAGTAACAATAAAAACAGACTGACCAGCCTCAAAAGACTCAGCTTCTATTACTGTACCATTGTCTAAAGTCTGTTGAGCTAACTTTACGTTAGTATTCAAAAGAGCTTTAATCTTAGATAACATTTCTGTCGTTTTCATATTTATTTATTTATTAATTAATTATCTCCAAAAATCATTAAAACCAGCATACTGTCTAGCCTCTTGGTATTTTTCAAAAGCATCTCTATTCAATGACTCTGCATTATCTACTCTTCTTATTAAATCGTCAAAGTTGGATAAAATATCGTTAGGATCTACTCCTAACTCTTGCGCTTTAAACTCTAACTCAGATAGAGCTTGTCCTATAATTTCTGAAACTTCCTCTAAGTCTCTAGTAGCACCATTTATTATATAATCATCTAAATTATACCTACTTCTAACCTCATTAAAAGCATCAATAATCTCATCTCCGTATTCATAAGCCAAATAACTTGCTTCCATCTCAGCTTGTTCAAAACGCTCTAGATTATCTTCTATATCGCTAACTAGTGATAGCTTAACTTGTTTCTTAGGCATCCCTTTAGCTATCTTGCTAAATACTGTTTTCTTTGTGTTCATAGTTTATATTTTTACTCTACACCTATAGAACGTAATTCGCTTACTTGATCGTCAAATTTACTTTCTAATTGGTCTAAATATTGTAAATCGTCAAAATGTAGCTGCCAGTCTGGATATACCTCTTCTGGACTCAATCCCAGCTCTTCTGCTTTTTCTTTTATTTGCTTTAGTATTTCTAAATCCCCAGCTACGTCGGCTGTAGTTACAAAAGACTCGCTATTTTGCAAGTATACAGATCGTAAGTCGCTACGTAATTGGTAAAACTCATTAAATTTTTCGTCAAACCACTCTTCTACAGAATAAGATAAACGACCTATTTCGTCTTGTAAGTATTCGTATTCGTAATTAAACTCATTTACTAAGCCTAGCTCTAATTTTTTTTCCTCTTTTAGTCTCAGCTCTCTATGCTTATCTGCATCAAACAGCCTACTGAATACTGTATTTTTAGTGTTCATATTATTTATTAATTAAAATAGATTATTAGTATCTATAATTTTTCCTAAAGTCTCTTCAATGTATT